CCTAAGGGAGTTGAACATAGCAAAACAAGATTACTTCGTTTACTTCAATTAGTTACCAAAGTGCGTAATCCAGTTACAGGAGAAGATGAGGAATTTACAATAGCAGAACAATTGGATATGAAGATAATTGCAAAGGCAATGAAATCTGATATTCGTGCTTATCAAGAGATACTAGATAGATTAGAAGGCAGAGCAAAACAAACCAATGAAATAGAACTATCAGGAGGACTTAATGTAGTTTGGGAGGAGAAGAAAACTTACGTTGAAAAAACAGGAAGCCTATAATGGAATTATCCATAAAACAAACAACTGCCTTAGACCTATTAGAAGATAAAACAACAAACGAGATTCTATTTGGAGGAGGAGCTGGAGGTGGTAAGACTGCGTTAGGTTGCTATTGGCAACTTAAACAAAGATTAAAATATCCCAATACAAGAGGACTAATTGGGAGAGCCGTGTTAAAAACCCTAAAAGAAACTACCTTAGTCTCCTTTTTCCAAATAGCTAAAATGCAAGGACTAGAAGCCAACAAGCATTTTAAATTTAACGGACAATCAAGCCAAATAGAATTTCCTAATGGTTCTACTATCCTACTCAAAGACCTTTACTCTTACCCTTCTGACCCTAACTTTGATGAACTAGGTTCATTAGAGATTACCGATGCATTTATAGATGAAGCTAATCAAGTAGATGATAAGGCTAGGAATATTATCAAATCAAGAATAAGGTTTCAACTAGACCAAAACGATTTAGTGCCTAAGATTCTTTACACTTGTAACCCAGCTAAGAATTGGACTTACTCGGAGTTCTACAAACCAGAACAAGACAATACAATATCTAACAATAAAAGATTCATCACTTCCCTAATAGATGACAATCCATTTATATCTAAGCACTACAAAGAGAACTTACTAACTTTGGATTCTGTTTCAAAAGAGAGGCTTTTATTTGGTAACTGGGAGTATTTAGATGACCCTGCACAACTTATAGACTATGATAAAATACTTGATTCTTTTAGTAACACTTTTGTTCCTATTGGTGATTCTTATATTACTTGCGATGTGGCACGTTTTGGTAATGACAGTACTGTTATTGGTATATGGAGTGGCTTTCGTGTTAGGTTTTATCAGTTCAATGGTAAATCAGTTGTTGAGGTCGCTGAACTTATAAAGAACTTTGCAACTGAACATAAAGTACCTACATCTAACATTGTTTGTGATGAAGATGGAGTAGGAGGTGGAGTAGTAGATATTCTTAGGTGCAAAGGATTTGTCAATAATAGTTCTCCATTAGTAAACCCAGTAACAAGACAAAAGGAAAACTTTGATAACTTAAAATCACAATGCTATTTTAAATTAGCTGATATGATTAACAAGGCAGAACTTTATATTCAAGCCGATGGAAAACAAAAGCAAACTATCATTCAAGAACTAGAACAAGTCAAACAAAAGTCAGTAGATAACGATATGAAGAAAGGAGTAATTCCTAAAGATAAAGTAAAAGCAGCAATAGGTCGTTCACCAGATTTTAGTGATTGTTTGGCAATGAGAATGTATTTTGAGTATTCCCCTAAATTCCAAGTAAGTGTATTTTAGTGTAATTGTATTAACTTTGTTTAAATTCTAATAATATGGCATTTTTCGACTTCTTAACTAAAAAGAAGATAAACACTCTATTACCTAATATTCCTTTTGATACAAGTGTCGCTATTCAACGAGGTATTGTTACTTGGCAAGGTGGAGATTCAAGAGCATTCGTAAGAGATGGATATATAGCTAATGATATTGTTTACTCAATTGTAAAACTAATTACCGATAAAGCAAAACTTGCTCCATTCCACGTTTACAGAGTTAAAGATGAAGTATCTGCAAAAAGATATAAGTCTTTGATGAAACAACCAGATAAGATTACTAACTGGCAAGAGGTAAATCAATTACATAAGAAAGCATTTGAAATATATACAGGAGACCAAAGATTAAACGACTTATTAAAATATCCTAACGGAGAAGATACTTGGGCTGACTTAATTGAGCAATGGTGTGGATTTAAGTTAATCACTGGTAATTCATTTATATATGGAAAACTTATTGAAACAGGAAACAATCAAGGTAAGCCGTTTGAATTATTTGCTTTACCTGCTCAGTATATGGCTATTATTGCAAATATCGAAGTGTTCCCACCAACCAGAGTTGGCTACCAATTATACTACGGAGCAATGTGGTCCTTTGACCCTAAAGAAATATTACACGATAAATACTTTAACCCTGAGTGGACAGTTACAGGTGGACAATTATACGGACAAAGTCCTTTACTTGCAGCAGCAAGAACTTTAACTAGAAGTAACGAAGCTAAGACTGCTGCCGTTGCATCATTCCAAAATGGTGGACCAGCAGGAGTTCTATTTATGAACGATGAAAGATTTGACCCTACAAGTGGACAAGCACAAGCACAAGCATTAAAGAGAGCAGTAAGCGAGAAAGGTGGAGCAGCTAACTTTAACTCTATTGCAGTTTCAGGTTATAAAGTAGATTGGAAACAAATAGGACTTAGTCCAGTAGAACTTAATATCATTGAATCAGAGAAATGGGATATGAAGGCACTTTGTAATATTTACGGAGTACCATCTCAACTATTAAACGATGCTGATAACAAGACTTACAACAATCAATTAGAGGGAGAGAAGGCATTGACTTTAAGATGTGCTATTCCTTTATTGGATTCTTTGACCGAGAACTTAAATAGAAAATTGCATACTGACTGGGGTTATAGAAATAGTGGATTATATGTAGGATATGACATTCAAGTTTACCAAGAATTAGAAGCAAATAAGACAGAGCAAGTTGCTTGGTTAAATACTGCTTGGTGGATTCCACCTTCTCAAAAGAATGAGATTATGGGTATCAAAACTCCAGACTATATTCCACAAGAGGAAATGGAGAAACTTTATGTGCCTTCATCTTTGCAACCAATAGACCAATTTCAACCTTTAACTATTCCTGACAACCTAAACCCATAAAATGATTTGGCAAGATTATAGAAAACTATATGCCAACGCATTAAAACAATATTCCCCTAAGTTCAAAAAAGAACTGCAAAATCAGGTGAATACCTATTGCCGTACCCAAGACTATTCCAAAATTAGCGACAAAGCCCTTAAAAAGACCATTTACAAGCTCCATTTGGCTATGGGTACTAAGATGGCTCTAATAAGCGAAAGTGCCGTTAAAAGGTCTGTAAAGGGGGTTTATGTGCCTATGGAGTTTAAATCACAAAAGACCGATGCTTTTCAGTATGCTATTATCCAAGTCCTACAAAATGATGGATTAGATAAATTAGCAGCAGATATTACAGATACAACCAAAGAACAAATAAGAAGATTCCTAATTGAATCTGCTCAAAAGAATTACACTTTGCCAGAGACAATTGCTTTGCTTAGAACTTCAGGAATTACCGATTATAGAGCCGAACTTATTGCTAGAACGGAAACAGGGAGAGCAGCAAACATAGGTTCAATGGTGGGTGCAACGAGTACAGGATTAGTAACTATAAAAGAATGGATTGCAGCTAGAGACAACAGAACAAGGAGAGAGCCTAGAGACCATACCGACCATTTAATTATGGATGGAACTAAACTACCAATGGAGAAACAATTTCAAGTTCCTAATAATCAAGTAGGATTAGGTTATGAACTAATGGACCATCCTTGCGATTCAAAGGCAAGTGCTGCCAATGTTTGTAATTGCAGATGTACTTTAGGATATGAGGCAGTAAGAGGTGCAAATGGCAAACTTTTAACTTTAGTAGATAACCCACCAATGGGTAGAATAGGAGTTATTTGGAATGCCTTACAAAATGTAATGGGTCAAGCAATAGGAAAACTTATAGCATCATTAATACAATAACAAAAAAAATAATAACTTTGTCAATATGAAAACATACGCATCAAAAGATACTATTGTTGAAAAACAAGATATCGGTTACGAAGTAATGGATGTTGATACCGAAACTCGTAGAGTAAAAGCAGTTTGGGCAAGAACAGGAAACATTGATTTAGATAATGACATTATAGTTCCTGAAGCCTTTACTAAGACTCTAAAAGAAAGAGGTCCAGCAGGTAAAAACTTAATATGGTCTTTAGTTGACCATTGTGCTGAAATGGAAGCTGTAATCGGTAAGCCAGAGCAATTATACATTGAGGGAGATATGCTTATTGCAATCACTCCAATAGTAGAAACTGAAACAGGAGAAGATATGATTAAGATGTACGATGCAGGTCTTATCAATCAACATTCAATTGGATTTAGTACAATTAATTCAAGCGTAGATAAAAACGGAATAAGAACAATAAGTGAACTTAAACTTTATGAAGGTAGTGCAGTATTATGGGCAGCAAACCCAGAGACACCAACAATCTCTGTTAAAAGTGAAGTTAAGAAAGAGCAATTAGCAAATAGGCTAGAGAAACTCTTGAAAGCGTTTAAAGGTGGTCGTTTCACAGATGAGACCTTTGCGTTGATGGAGATTGAAATAAAAAGGATTCAATCAGAATTATTAGAAATTGAAATCATTAAAGAAATCACTCAGACCGAGCAATCATCTGAGCCGATAATTGAGGAAATTAAAAACAATGATGAACAAGTCCTGAAGGCAATTAAAGAATTTAATAAAATATTAAAAAAGTAAAAATGGAAAACATTATTAACGAAATGGCTGAGAACCTTAAAGGTTTTCAAGCTAACATCGAAGCTAAGTTAGAACAAACTAAAGCTGAGATTAAAGTTGTAAGAGATGAAGCACAAAAACAATTTGATGCTCAAGCTGCTGCAACAAAAAAAGCTGCAAAGCGTGAAGTAAAACATCTTGACGAAGTTATCATCGAAAAATTAGATGGTAAAATGGATGAGATGGAAAAACAAATGAAGTCTAACGGAAAATTCCGTTTAGATTTAAGAGATGTAAAGTCAATGACTTTATCTGCAAGTTTAACAGGAGATGCTCAAGCATCTTATGCTCTTAATGCATCTGTATTGCCAAGTCAAGCAGTAAACTTCCGTGATTTAGTACCAACTGTAAGAAGTGAATCAGGCCTTTATGTATTCTACAAAGAGACTGCTACAACTAACAACATTGCTGCTCAAACTGAAGGTTCTAACAAAGGTGAGAATAACTACGCATTAAGCGAAGTGAAAGTAGTTAATGACTACATCGCTGGTTTCTCTACTTTCTCTAAGCAAATGGCTAGAAGTTTACCTTTCTTAAGCACAACTTTACCTAGAATGTTAACTAGAGATTTCTACAAAGCTGAGAACTCTGCTTTCTACACAACTGTATCTACTGCTGCAACTGGTTCTACTACAACTGCTGAAACTGTTGATTTAAAGCAATTAGTTGATTATATCGGTAACCAAAAGAGTGCGAATTTCGTATCTTCAGTTGCTTTGGTATCTCCAACTCAATTAGGTCGTTTATTGAAAGAGACTATTACTGCTGGTTATTATGCTGGTTCTGGTAGTGTTTTAGTTAATCCTAATGGTGGTATGACAATCTGGGGAACTCCAGTAATTGCTGCATCTTGGGTAGCTGATGATAAAGTACTTATTATGGATAACAACTTCTGCGAAAGAGTTGAGGTTGAAGGAATGGCTATTGAATTCTCTTATGAGAATGCTAGTAACTTCCAACAAAATATGGTTACTGCTCGTATCGAGTGTTATGAAGATATTAACTTAATGCAACCAACTTCAGCTATTTTTGCTGACTTAGGAAACGTATAGTTCTAATCTTACATAGATATAAAGACCCCTTGCTTTTTAGTAGGGGGTTTTTTATTATAAATAATGTAAATTTGTAAAAAAGATATATGGCATATTCTAATTTTATTATAGATTTTACTTTAACCGATATAGGTACTGTGGTCGAACCTGTAACATTAGCAGAGGCTAAATTGTATTGCAGAGTAACTACTTCCGTTGATGATAACCAAATCTCTTTAATGATTAAACAAGCAAGAGAAGCCATTGAAGTAGGCACAGGCTTGAGTTTAATACCTAAGACTGCCGTTGTCTGGTTTACTAATTTTGATGGTGGTTTTAACCTTCCTTATGGACCAGTTAATAGTTTTACTTCATTAATAGATGAAAATAACGATACAATAGTAGCTGCTGATTATACTTTAGTAGGTGGTAAGTTCCCACAATTACAAAGACCTCCTCTTAGAAACTTAAAGGCTACTTATGTTGTTGGGTATGCAACTGTCCCTAATGACTTAAAGATTGCTATTTTAGACCAAGTAAGCTACGATTACGAGAATAGAGGATTAGATTCAAATACAGGTATTTGTGAAAAGTCTTGGAAAGCCTGTCAACGCTGGACAAGAATAAGCCCAATATTATGAGATTAGGAAGCAAGAAAGCAAATTATGTGGATGCCAATACAATGTACTCGGAAATAGGCTTGTATGTGCCTACAAGGACTGCTGATGGTCAAGGTGGCTTTACAACTACCTTTGCCTTGCAAGAGGTTGTATTTGGTGATTTTAGACCAGAGAATCAAAATAGAGCATTATTAGAGGCACAATTGAGTTTTACTCGTTCTGCTAAGTTATATATCAGGTGCAATGTAACAATCAACAATAATTACCAAATAGAGGTAAATGGTGATAGATATACAATACACTCTATCAAAGATGTAGAGGACCAGTTTAGATTTTATGAAATATTAATGTACTTCTAATGGCATTTGCAGTAAGTTTAAGTGGAATGAAAGAACTTGAAGGAAAGTTAAATAAATTAACTACTGCTTTAAAAGAAGATGTAAGTAATGAAATAAACGCATCTGCTCTTAAAATAGAGAATCAAGCTAAAAGATTAGCACCAGTCAATTTTGGTCAATTAAGAAATCAAATAGCACTAACTAAGGATAGTGAATTAACATACACAGTTGCAGCAAACGCTTCATATTCTGCTTATGTTGAATTTGGCACAGGACCACAAGTAAGTGTACCAGCTGACTTTACATCTTATGCTCAACAATTTAAAGGTAAAAGTGGTGGCAAGTTTAAAGATATGGTTGATGCCTTAACTTTATGGGTAAAACGAAAGGGTATTGGTAATGGTAAAAATGATAAGGGTTTAGCTTATGTAATAGCTTTAAGCATATTAAGAAAAGGTATGCGACCACAACCATTCTTAATACCAGCTTATGAAATGGAAAAACCCAAACTTATACAAAGACTAAATAAATTATTAAATGCTTAACCCTAATATAGAAATAAAAAAGTGGTTTTATACTAACTTGACAAGTTCAAGTGCATTGCCTGTTTATGATGGCATAGCACCTGATAATGCACCTAATGAGTATATCATTATGAGTGGCAGAACTTCAAACCAAGAACAAGGCAAAATCAGTTACACTAATGGAGTTACCATTGATGTTGACATTGTCATAAAAAATAGTAACTTTGGTTATAAAAGAGCCGAAACGATAAGCGATTTAATACTAAATGCAATCAATTCAAACACAAATATAACCCTTGCAAATGGGTTTTATGCTTCAAGTTTGGTGGTAGGTGCAATTAGAAATTTAGATGGTTTAAACCCTTTGGACAATGTATTTAGAACAATAATAACTTATAATTTAATAATAACTCAAAATTAAAATAAAATGGCAGAAACTAAAGTAAGCGGTAGAGATTATATCCTACTTGCAGACATAAACAACGATGGTACTTTTTTACCAGTTGCTTGTCTAACTACAAACTCATTGACATCAACTAACGACACTATTGATGCAACTTCTAAGTGTGGTAATCAATACCAACCTAGTCCAGTATTTTCTCAATCTTTTGATTGTGAAGGATTTGCAATTGATGAAACAGGAACTCCAAGTAAGGATTCTTACCAACAATTATATGTTGCTCATTCTGCAAAGACTTTATTTGCTATCAAAATGGGTAAAGCAACTCCAACTTCTGGAGATATTGTTTATGGTGGTGTTGGTCAATTAGTGTTTATTAGCGATTTTGGAGTGCAAGCAGATGATGGTGATGATGTTAAATTTACTGCAACATTTGTAGTAAGTGTTCCACCAATTACACAAACTGAAACTGCATAATAAATAACCTATGTTTGAATTAAGACTGGACAACAACAAAACAATCCCCTTAAAATGGGGTACTTGGGCGATGAAAAGATTTTGCGAATTAGAGAATAAATCTCTTTTAGACTTAATCAATATTTTATCAAGTGGGTCTTTTGAATTAGGAACAATAGTGCATATAATACAAGCATCTGCCGAAAGTGGATGCAAAACACTAAATCAACCAATTGAGTTTAACGATGTAATCGTTTGCGACTGGATAGATGAAGTGGGAGGATTATCTGCAAAAGATGGTCAGCTAATAGAGTTTATTAAATTTATGCAGACATCAATGGTTCCTGAAACAAAAGAAACTGCCGAAGTAACAAAGGATAAAGGAAAAAAAAAATAGGAATTTATAGCTGGGATTCAATAATTATTCTCGCAATAGAAGTTGGCTTGACAATTAATGAGTTTTGGCAACTTACTTGGCGGGAATTTTTATTATATAAAAAGGCTTATGAGAATCAGCAGATAAAGGAGTGGGAAAGGACAAGAACTTTAGCTTATATGATTTATAGGTCTAATTCAACGGATAAAAACCCGAAAAGTATAAAGTCCTTTTTCCCTTTGCCTAGTGATGAAGTAGAAGAGGAAAAGCCAAAACTAACGCAAGAACAACTAGAAAGGACATTAAAGTTGTACGGAGTAAAATAATAAAATGGCACAAGAAACATTAAAAATTACGATAACGGCTGACAATAAACAAGCCGTTCAAAATATACAGGAAACTGTTACTGCTACAACTCAATTAGGTGCTGCATTTAAAAGAGTAACACCAATAACTAATCAAGTTAATCAGTCTTTAGTCAATGTTTCAAGAGTTGCACAAGATGCTCCTTATGGTTTTATCGGTATTGCAAATAACTTAAATCCTTTATTAGAATCATTCCAAAGTTTAAAACAAACAACTGGTTCTGCAAGTAGTGCTTTAAAGGAGATGGCTAAAGGTTTAATGGGGCCAGCAGGTATTGGTCTTGCATTAGGTGTCGTTTCATCTTTGATAGTCGCATTTGGTCCTAAAATAGTAAATTTTATTAATGGTGTTGATGCTGCTAAAGAATCGGAAGATAAGTTTGCAGAAAGTTTAAATAAGGCTAGAGCAAGTGCAAGTGAAAGTGGAATAAAATTACAAGCATATATAAATATAGCAGAGGATGCTTCAATAGCAGATGACAAAAGAGCAAATGCTTTAAAGTTTGTTATTAGCGAATTAGGTAAGGTTAATAAGGCTTATGCAGCAACAATTACAACAACAGACCAAGCAAGAGCAGCAGTTGATTTATATACTCAGGCTTTAGTTGCTCAAGCTATTACATCAAGATATGTAGATGAAATTGCTGATAAAACTATTAAGTTAGCAGATGCTAATAAACAAGCAATCAAAGCTGCAGAGGTATATAATAAAGGTTTAGAGAAAACTAAAAATATAGGTAATCAATATGTAAGTTCTACTATTGCACAAGGGGTAGCAACTGTTGGTTTAAAAGACAATTATGTAAAAGCAGCAAATGAAGCAGTCAATCTTAATAATTCAATACAAGATTTATATAAATCTTTAAATGATATAATTAAAGGTGCTGCAATAAATCCATTTAATACTGTTACTAACGGAGCAAAAGATTTAGACAAAACTATTCTTGATGTAACTAAGAACTATAAAGCGTTTACTAAATTAACTGCTGAACAAGTTGGAACATTTATTCCACAAGCAAAAAATGCTTTATCAACACCATTAGCCCCACAATCACCATTAACTAAAGGTCCATCTCAAGCAATATTAGAGGCAGAAGCAATTGCAAATGCTGCTACTGAACAAGCTAAATTTAATTATCTATTAAACGAGGCTGAGGTAACATCTAGATTTATTGCACAAGGTCTTGGAAATGTATTTCAAGCATTGCAAAGTGGTGATAACATTGGAGAATCACTTGTAAATGCATTTAGAGATATGGCTATTGAATTAGCAAAAATGGTAATACAGGCTTTAATATTTAAAGCAATTATGAATGCTTTAGGAATGGGTGCTGCTGCTGGAACAACTAGCGATTTAACAGGAGGATTACTTGGTGGATTAGGTAAGTTATTAGGATTTACTCCAATGGCTGAAGGTGGAATAGTAAGCAAACCAACTTTTGCTATGGTTGGAGAGGGCGGAGAAAGTGAAGCGGTTATGCCTTTGTCTAAATTAGATACTATGTTAAGTAATGCTTTTTCAAGTGGAACAAATAGTGGTAATTCTGCTAATGGTGGTCAATTTATACTAAGAGGTCAAGATTTATTACTTGCAGTAAATAGAAGTCAAAAGGCATCAAACATTAAAGGACAATCAATCAGTTTAGCATAATGGCTTACGGATTAAGATATACAATAACTCAAATTTTAAGGAATGGCACAAACCAAGTACTTGAGATTTATGAGAGAGATTATGTTGCTGGTGTAGTTAAAACCTATAAGCCAGTATCAATAATAGTTCAGCCTAACTCAAATGAGGAATATCCCTATCCTACAATAATATCAACACAAGTTAATTTTTCTATATTATTAGAAACGCAAGATGATTACGACCAATTTCCTAATGTACTTAGTCAAGATGATAGGAAGTATTATGTAATACTTAAAGAAAGTACAAATGTAATGTGGAGAGGTTATATGTTTAATGATTATACTCAAATGGGTTTTTCAACAGGCATAACTCAAGCAGACTTTACTTGTATTGATGGTATTTCTTTTATACAAAATATTGAATATGTAAGAGATGATAGTATCAATCAATTAGACACTCAATTAAATGTAATTAGTGATGGCTTAAAATTATTAGCTTATCCAGATGTATTAAATTTAGTTGTAGCTTGTTCATACTTTGCAGGGGGTATGCTTGATAGACAAGATGGCGTAAGTAACGAGCCATTTAGCCAAATCTATCAGTATAGAAGGGATTTTATGGGTGAGTCTTATTATGACATTATTGGCAAAATAATGACCTCATTTAATTGTAGAATGTTCCAAGCTAATGGAGACTGGTGTATATTCTCAATGAATGAAATGGCAGCTACTACAAATTATTTTACTAAATATAATATTCTAGCTACTCCTACAATAACAAGTAGTGGTGTTTTAAGTAATACAGTTAACGTAGTTCCTTATGCAGATGGAAATGTGCATTTTATAAATAATAGTCAAATAAAGCTATTAAAGAAAGGATTTTACAATATACAAGGGAGAGGTGCTTACGAATCAGCTTTAAACTATTGCGACAATGCAGACTTAAAGCTAAATGCTTTCCCAACTAATACTGCAACTGGGTTTATTTTAGGTGCGACAGGAGATTCAACTGCAACAATAGTACCAGATACAGCAGGTCAATTTGATGCAGTTTCTTTAGTAAGAAATACAAGTGGTTTAGCTAGTATTGAGAATGGTAATTTAGCTGCTCCTAATTATTTCCTTCCTTATATAGGGGAAGTTCCTTTTAAATTAAGTTTTGAACATACAACTTCAACAGGTGCTAAATTGCAAATTACACTTAATACATCAGGAGGACTTAGATATTTAGATACTAATGGGCAATGGCAAACTACTTTACAAAATATTACAATAGACCCATCTGAAAATTCTACAACATTTACTAGAGACATTCCACCATATATTGTATCAAGTGTTGCAATTTTTGGTTATTTAAAGTTTAAGATTATATGTGATGCATCAGGTCAAGCATCTTTAGTTCAAAACTTTATTATACAAAGAGGAGATAGTGAAGTTAAGTTTATTGAGGCAAACTTTGTGGCTGATAATACAATACAATCTACTTTAAAAGTATTTGAGCAACCCTATGGGAATAACTATCCTACTACTTATAATTATTCATCTAATAAAGGAGTATTATGTGCTTCAGATGGTACATTCTTAGAGAATTGGTATTCATCTTGCCCTAGTGGTACTCCTTTAGGAGCAATAGATTTAGTTGTATTTATGACTTATCAAAATATTAGGAATGTAAATAAGAATGTGGCAACTGTGGAATGTGATTTAGGAGAACATATAAGCGGTGGAGGATTTGTCTATTTAGATAAGGTTTTTACTACAACTGATACAGTTACAGGTAATTTGTCTTATAATGGCAAAAAGTTCATAATGAATAGAGTAAGTCAAAATGCTTATGTAAACGAATTAAACTCAGTTCAATTAATTGAGGTTAGCGTTGCTGAAATAACGGCATTTATTATTCCAAATTACATTACAGATACAGGTCAACTAGGTCCATTCTGGTTAGCACAATTTAATATTAATATAGTTTAACTTTGCAATATGGCAGATAAAGTACAAGGTAATAATATGATTCTCTATTGGCAAAATCCCAATGGACAATTCTATTTTAATGGTGGTGTGTCAAAAGGCACAATAGGTGGTAATTCTTACTATCAATTTAGTTCTACTGAAAATGTAGGTGCTAGTGTAAACTTTACTGCAACAGGAGACAATGTTATAGCTAGATTTATTACAGATGTTAATAAACCTAATATGACTTCTATCCCTGCTGGAACTTGGACTTTTAGTTCTTATGTTTCAGTTACTTTTAGTTTAACTTATTCACCAGCTTTTTACTTTGTGGTTTCTAAATATAACGGAACTACATTTACAACAATAGCAACAAGTTCTACTACTGTATTAACTTCACTTAGCAAGACTTTATATTCTACCTCTTTAACTTTCCCAGCTACATCACTTGATGCAACAGATAGAATAGTAGTAACTGTCTATCCTTTAAATGTAGGAGCACAAGATATTTTCTTTTACACTCAAGGAACTAATGTGTCTAAGGTAACAACTACAATACCTACTGACATTCCTTTTGCTTGTTCTACGAATTGTTCTTTTTCAGTTAGTGTAGACCAAAAAGA